GGTCATACGCCTCATTACCTACCAGCAGGTTACCCCTGCGTAGTTTATTCTTTATGCTGACTACAGCCATTAGGCTACTACCTCATCCCAAGATAGGGCTTCCTCATTCCAAGTGTACATCTTGCCATCAGTCGGATAAGCAACTGGTGGCTGCCATCTAGCCTCAGCATCTAATGTCCAAGAAGGATATGGCTGAGGGGCATAGAAGTAGTCATTTGCTGCATCATAAGTATATCCGATGCCTGCATAGTTTTTACGGATGTTGCCGTTGTAGGAAGTTTGCTTCCACTTAGTATCCTCACCAAAGAGTGACTTGCAGAAGATAACTCCCTTAGTTTCAGACTCAACGCCATCTAGTAGGAGTTCTTCATTAGCCACCACAATTACCTGTGTGACTACATTGTTGTCGTCTAGTTGTGCAAAGTGTGCCATTAGTAGGTTATACTCCCGCTTCCTGTGAATTTGTAAATATGATAACTTCCTGAAGTAGTATAAGTTGGGCTACCTGTAGTAGATGCAGCAGCCTGAGTAGCACGAACAATAACTACACCTGAGCCACCGTTACCGCCACCAAAGTTGTTTCCACCACCGCCACCACCGCCACCTAAGTTAGCAGTTCCTGCAACTGGAGCAGTTCCTGCGCCTCCTGTAGATGGTCCGCCTGCGTTGTCATAACCTTTACCGCCACCACCTGCACCACCAGCACCGCCAATTTTAGTGCTTCCATTAAATGCAGCACCGCCTCCTCCACCTCCAGCATAAGTAACAGAAGAACCTGTTATAGAAGATGAAGAACCTGCACCACCAGCACCGCCATTATCGCCGTTAGAATTACCGCCTGCAGCCGAAGCACCTCCGCCTCCACCACCTGCACCATAGTTAGCAGCAGAACCAGAACCACCAGCATATCCTTCTACTGGAGAGTAACCACCTTCGTTACCACCGCCTCCGCCTGTGACCGCTTGGTTACCGCCACCACCAGAACCACCAGCACCAGATTGAACATTGTATGTAGCACCAAAACCGCCACCAGTGGATGTAAATGTTGTTATGCCAGTTCCAGAGATAGATGAGTTGCTACCTTTAGTTCCATTATTTTCACCAGATGCTCCACCATTACCTCCACCGCCAACTGTTACGGTATAAGAAACACCACCAGTTAGAGTAAGGCTTGAGTTTGTTCTAAAACCACCAGCACCTCCAGCACCAGTTCCACCACCAGTATTGGCGCGACCACCACCACCACCACCTCCAGCAACAACAAGTATTTCTGCTGAAACAGTAGGAATGTAGTACGCATTACCAACAAGTAGGCTACGGCTAAATGTTCCGTTCTTAAGACTTCTAATTGCCATTGATACCCCTAGAAAGTAATTGAACCTGAGCCAGTAAACCGATAAATGCGATAACCGCCAGATGTTGTGACTGTTGGCGAACCTGTAGTTGAACTTGCAGCGGGTAATGAATCAGAATATCGCAGAACTATCATTCCAGAACCACCGTTTGATGTAGAACCTGTCCATCCAACGCCAGAAGGGCGCGAACCACCGCCGCCTCCGCCTCCAGTATTTGCAGACCCAGCCGAACCATTTCCATTACCATCGCCATTACCTCCTCCACCAGTACCGCCAGTACCGCCACTTCCAGGAGTTCCGCCTGCACCACCACCGCCACCACCAACAGTGTATGTTGACCAAACTGTTTGTCCTGCACCACCGTTCATACCTGAACCATTTGCGGTTGAACCTGCTCCACCACCACTTGGTCCACCACTAGAAGCGGCTCCACTAAAACCATTTCCTGAATCTCCACCTGCTCCTGATTGAGCAGTGTATTCGCCCCAGCCACCATATCCACCAACAGATGTTGTAGAATTAAATACACTTGAACTACCACGAGTTGATTGAACAGATATTGATGTTTGACCTGCGCCGCCTGCGCCTACGGTTACAGTATAAGTGGTTCCATTTAATAGGCTTGCGCTTGTAGTTTGCACTTGACCAGCACCTGCACCACCGCCACCTTTACCATCGTCTCCACCGCCACCGCTTCCTCCACCGCCAACAATTAAATATTCAACGGTTCCAAAATATGGATTGTAAAAAGCATTGCCAACAAGCAAACTAGACGGCGAGATGTTACCTGTCTTGTAACTTGTAATGGACATTAGACGGAAGCCTCATCTCCAAACGCTGCGAAAGCAAGGTTAGCAGTTGAAGCGTATACTGAAATCACATCCGTTGCTGCAAGGGTTAGACCAACAGTAATCAGTGTAGAGTCAGATGCACCAACCGTAATGTCGTAACCAATATAGTGTTGGTTAGCAATAGCAGCACCAGCAGGGCGTACTGCAATACGGAATGTCGCAGCAGTAGCAGTTAGGTTAGCAACAGAGATTGTTGATACTACTGCTTCCTTTGCTGAGGGTACTGTGTATAGGGTTGTGAGTGTTGTCGCAGATGGGTTTGATTGCCCAAGGACTTTTTTAGCCATTTAGTTATTTCTCCTTTAAGCGCCCATCAGCATAAATACTGACGGTGTTGGGTCGGTTACGATTGTTGACCAAGAAGCGGTTGTTCCGTTCGTAGTCAAATACTTTCCTGAGTTTCCAGTCTGACTTGGTAGTGCATCTACTGTTGCCCACTTGACTCCATCTGCCTGTGTGCTGTCTGCCTGGAGGTATTGTCCATTGGTTCCTACTGTCTGAGCAGCATAGGTTCCAGTTCCAGTACCTACAAGTATAACACCCTTGGCTGTATATTCTGCCTTAGGCACAGCAGCGTTGGCTGTAGTCTGGGCAGATGATGCAGCAGTGTTGGCTGTGTTAGCCAAGTCGTATGCTGACTTAACTGAGTTAGGTGTAGCAGCAGTTGTGATAGATGTGCTAGCAGTAGAGTCGGTAAGTTGTACTGCACCTGACTGTGCTGTAGTTGCTGCTTGAATAGCAATGTTGACGCTACCAGCGGTGCCTCCACCTGTGATAGGTGCTGAGACTGTAACTGCTGTGATGTCGCCCGTGTCATTAGGAATCCATTCAAGTCCTGTAGCAGTTGCTGAGTTGACACTTAAGACATAACCATTGGTTGTGGCGGCCGCTAGTCTGGCTGCGGTATCTGCAGCGCTAGCAACAATCAAGTCACCCTTAGCATCAAAGATGGTAGCCGATACTGCCCCTGCTAATACTGCAGCAGCGGATGCTGCCGAAGCAGCAGCACTAGTAGCAGAAGTTGCTGCGCTAGCAGCAGAGGTGGCAGCAGCAGTTGCGCTGGCTGCAGCAGATGTTGCTGAAGTAGCAGCAGCGGTTGCTGATGTAGCCGAAGCAGATGCCGATGTTGCTGAGGCTGTAGCCGATGTAGCAGAAGCACTAGCGCTTGTGGCTGATGCAGTTGCTGAAGTGGCAGCCGAAGAAGCCGATGTGGCAGCAGCGGAAGCAGAAGTAGAAGCCGTTAGGGCAGAGGCAGCAGCGCTTGTGGCGCTGGTTGCTGCTGCAGTCGCAGAAGCCGCTGCAGAGGTTGCAGAGGTGGCTGCTGCTGTGGCTGAGGTAGATGCACTGTTGGCGCTAGTTAGGGCGCTAGAGGCGCTTGTAGCCGCGCTAGAGGCACTTGTAGCGGCAGAGGCAGCACTGGTAGCAGCCGATGCTGCTGAGGTTGCTGCAGCCGTTGCAGAGCCTAGAATGCTATCTACATAATCTTTAGGGGTAGCAGATGATGCAACCATACCTGCTGAAGATAGACCTGTAATTGTTGGCGTACCTGATATTACAGGACTCGTCAAGGTTTTATTGGTCAGGGTCTGGGTTGCTGTAGCAAGGACTACCGTACCTGTGGTATTAGGCAGGGTGATTGTATTGTCCTGTGTTGGGTCAACTACAGTCAGGGTAGTCTCATAGGCATCTGCCGTAGCACCCTCAAAAACAATGCTTGCATCTACCCCTGGAGTACCAGTCATTGTTGGGTTTGAAATTGTTGGAGAGGTGAGAGTCTTATTCGTTAGAGTCTGTGTCTTAAGTGTACCAACAACATCACCTTCGCCGGCAGCAATGCCGTGCATTGTATGAGCAACACCTGCTCCATCATTGTAGGAGCCAGTTGCTTCAGCGTGTAGGTTAGCATCACGGAAGTCACGGCCGATTGCCATATGACGAACTACTGCACCTGCTGAGTGTTCCTGTGCTGATGAGCCGTCAATAGCACGGGTAATCGTAAAGCTATTAGTGGCAACCGCCGTGGCATCTACGATTTCTTCAAGAGCTGTATCTGGGTCGATAACCAATGTAAAGGTGCGACCAGATGGAATTGTAACACCGCCTAACAAAGTTGTACCTGAAACAACTGTCATCGAGGTAGCACCTGATGTAATTGTTCCAGTCAGCGTACTCTGCTGTGAGCGGGACGAGTATTGGCGTGTTGTCATTTATGTTCCTATCGGCTGTAGTGAACTCGGGTTGGGAATTGACCCTGGAAAGCTGAAACTTCTTCTTTGAGTCTTTGTTGATATAGTGCGTAGATTTGACGAGCAGCTGTGTTTGAAGAACCAAAGCTGCGCTTAGCATCAATCTCATCAGCCTGTGGGCTAATCTGGCTAGAGCGAGCTGGGTCAAGATAAGTCAGTAGTCGGTATGCTGCACCAAGAATTACGACATCTCGTACAGTTTCGGAATATCCCGTAGAAGTTGTGAACACGTCGGATGTACTAGACATTGAACCTGGCTGCTTAAGATAGTTTACTTTTACTGTTCGTCCCGCAGTAATGTAATCACCAACAGTAACTGTTTGAGCATCATTGCCCCATGTTGCTGTCTCAGCCTTAGCGTCCCATGACCAACGGCGAACAGGAATCCATTCCTTACTAGGTCCGATATCTTGCCATGACATGCTGAGAATATTCTCAATCAAGCTACCATTGGCATCAGATATTTCATAGGTTGTTACTGATGGATTGAAAGTGAATGTTGTTTGTCCAACTGTAAGAAGCTGTGTTCCCATGGCACGGACAGTATCATTGATAGCACGCTTAACAACATAGCGTGGGAAGATTGGAGAGATGGTAACCTTAGAATCAACAGCATGAGTAGCAGCGGTTGTACCTAAATATCCTCGACCATATGGAGCAACAGTTGCTGTATTGCTTACGCGGTCGAAGGAAGAAATCCACATCAATTCCTCGTCAATCTCAATGATACCTTTACCTACAGAATCTGTAGAGCCAAGGCTCAATACAGTCGGCGAGGAACTAGGAGAAGTTAATGTGGTTACTGCAGACGTAAGGTATGTGCTTCTGTCCTGCTGATACGTATATCCTGATAGATTGATTAAAGTCTCATCAATCATTTGTCCAAGTGTTGTCACAGGTTAATGCTCCTTAATGCGTCTACTGGTGATAGGTTTGTTGTTCCTGCAAGTTCATTACAGATTCCACCAAGAGCCTTGTAGTTATTAGGCTGACGGTTAGCGTCTGCTTTCTTATTAAGGGCAGCTACAAGGGAAAGACCAGTAGTTGCTGCATAAACGTTCGCAGCCTGAACCGGTGCGAGATAGTTGCTAAGTGCTGGATATGTCCCGCCGTTTGCCAAGCGATTAAGTTCGCTGGCGAATGAACTACCTGCTGTTCCAGTTGCCATTATCTATACCTTGCTGCTTTCTTTGCTATTGACTTTGGTTGTTTAGAAAATTGTTTTCCTTTGCGTAAGTCTTCACGCTTCTTGGCTGAAGTCTTAGCATATTCAGAAGATGATAAAGCTTCACGTGCTTTCTTGGGAAGATAACGCTCACCTGTAGCACTCTTGCCTTGTGTGCTAGGCTTGCCTGACTTGGTACCCCAGTCTTCTTTGGTCCACTTGGACAAAGACTTCTGCTTGCTGGTTTTGCTACCTGTGTAGCCACCACCAGCCTTCTTATATTCTTGGGCTACTATCTGTGCTTTACGAGCAGACCATTGACCAGCCTTGCCACCTTTTGTCCCAGCAAGTACACGGTTCTTGATACGCTCACGTAGCTCAGGCTTAGTGTATGACATTACTTTTTCTTCTTTCTGCGAGAGACTACAATTTTGCCGTCTTTCTCAGTTACCTTCATACCAGCAGATTCAGTCTGCTTTTTAAGTTGAGCATATTTTTGAGCCACCGTCAGCTTCTTCACCACTTCACCTTATCAGCCCAATAAGCGGCTGACATTTTACCTTTAGCAATATTCTTTGAATGGCGTGCTTTGAATGATGCACGCTTCTTTTTCATTCTGTCAGACTCTCCAGCTTTAGGCTTGCCTGCAGTCTCTGCACCTTGCTCGCCAAAGCGAATGGTCTTTACTTTGTCCCCGACTTTAGCCACAACGACATGTGACTTCTTGGGATGGTTGGGAGTACGCTTAGGTTTGTTGAACCCTGATACGCCTGCACGTGCTAGGCGTGGGTCCTTCTTACTTTTGTTTTCCATACTCCCCATACTTTCCGAGAATCGCTTTGATTCTACCATCCTTACGAAGTCTTACTACCATACCGTCTTTAATTTGAATCGGGTTAAACTTACGACGTGGCTTGTATTTACCCGAAGACATTAGCACTTACACTTAGTCTTGCCACAGCGCTTGCATTTTTTAGCTGGCATTATTTCTTACCCTTCTTCTTCTTTGACATTCCTGCTTCGGATAAGGCAATAGCTACAGCCTGCTTCTTTGATTTGACAACAGGGCCCTTCTTGCCAGAGTGTAATGTGCCAGCTTTGTACTCACGCATTACCTTGGATACTTTCTTTTGCTTGGCAGTCTTCTTCATCGTTGACGTCCCTTCTTGTCATAACGACGTGCTTGAATCAGTGCACCTACAAGCTGACCGAACTCTGCATCCTGTTGCTTTCTTGCTCTTTCAGCAGCAGTGTCAGTTCCAGGACCAACCTCATTGCTGAGTTGGTTTGCTTTCTTGTAAGCTCTACCAAAATCTCCAGCCTCTTTTCCTACATTCTTTGCGTACTCTATTGCACGAGACAATGGACCAACACGTGTTTTGCCTGCCATTTACTTGCCTTTCTTCTTGACAACTCCACTAACCTTCTTCAGGTTTGGATTGGCTTTGACTGCCTTCTTGCTTGCTTTGCGGGCTCCAGATGCGAGGATTGCACCAGCACGTTCCATCGACACACCTTGCTTCTTGGCGATAGACTTCTGGGCTGCTTTGAAACCCATTCCCTTTTTCGCCTTCATTATTTCTTCTTGCCCATCTTCTTAACGGCAGCCTTCTTAGGAGCCTTCTTAACAGCTTTCTTTCCATATTCCATCTTGCGCTCTTTTGCGCCTTCCATCTTCTCATGCTTCATCATCATTTTCTTTGAAGCGTACTTCTCACCTTTTACTGACATTGTTATACTCCTAGTTCTTTCATTACCGCTGCTGATTTTTTATTGATTGATTTAGCTGGTGGCATCTTGCCTGCCTGATAGGCTCGGCCTAATGTTTCACTAGCCTTTACTGCTTCCTGAATCTTATTCATGGAAGTTCCTGCTGGTTGAATGCCTTGGGCTCTAGCCTCTTTGTAGGCATCCAATTCTTTATTGAACGCTTTGTTAGTCATCTGCTTACGACTGTCAGCGTCTCCTGCATTCATCTGTATGCTTAGGCCTTTACACCCAAAGCAGCCGTCCACAGACTCAGGATGATATTCCCAATGTTTCATAGTTGTGTAAAGTTCTCCGTCGTAACTCCAACATTTCCATTTATAAGCGCTTCACGTGTAGTGTCATCTACCGTATAGCTATATCCACCACGGTAGACTACTGGATAAAAATCTAAGTCACCATCAACAGGGTAGCGAATCTGCTTATAGCCACCTGTTGGCTTTTGTACGATTGTAATACCTCTGCTCATTTTATAGAAAGAGAACAGGCGACCTTCGCCTATTGGTCCTTCTTCAACTACAGGGGTTGTGAAAATCCATTCAGCCATAAGTCCCTCCTTAGTGAACTCACCGCCGAGCAGGGTGCCTAATGTAAAACAGTAGGTCGAGTTATCTGCCCTGCCCGACAGTCAATCAACTACTTAGCAGCGATTGAAGAACCAGTTTCGATGCGATACAACGCTTCGTCACGATAGACTGCGAAGCCGAGTACGCCGTACCAGCCCATTGGGCGGAAGCGCATCAACTTATCAGTTACGTTACCGATAACGATGTGTGGCTCTTCAGCAACAGCTTCTGCCATTGCTTGAGCACCGCAAACGATTGTGTTGTAAACGCGAGTTACTGGAGTTACTGTTACAGTTGTTGTTGCAGTAACTGCAGCGGTGTTCGCTGTGTCTACAGTGATGGTTGTGGTTGAGCCAGAGGTGCTGATTGCAGAAATCTTTGCACCTGAAGCGATACCAGTTCCAGCAATCTTGTCGCCAACTTCAGCACGTGATGCGATAACTGAGGAGGATGCAACACCGAAGGTGAATCCTGCTGAGGTACCAGCAACTGTTACTGCAGTTGTAGCGAGTGCTGTCTGGTCTGCACCAGTCTTAGCATTGTAGAGACGTGGAGATTCTACGAAGAATGCACCTTCGAACTCTCCAATTTCTCCTGCCCAGATGTTATCAACAGCTGGGTTAGATTGTGCATGGATGAAGTTCCAGCCCATGTTTCCGGTTTCTGCACGAAGGTCGTGTGAAACTTCTGGGTGGATACCTGTCCAGTAGAGTGAGCCACGGCGAGCCTTGGCCTTGTTAGCGCGGAGCTTAGCAACTGCGCGACGGATATCAGCTGAGTCAATTGTGTCAGCAGCATCGATATTTGAAGTAGCTGTTGCATTGCCACCGAAAAGAACGTTTGAACCTGAGCGGAGGGTTGTCATCGCTACAGAGTCGATAGAATCAGCGAGGTTGTAAGCAATGATGTTTGCAATCGCTGGGTCAACATCTGCAAGTGAGAACAACTCAAGTGCACGGGTTACGAGAACTGCATTACCGTACTCATTGAGAGTAATGGTTACAGTTGTTGGGGTTGTGAGTGCAACCGCATCTGGGTCTGTTGTTTCAGTCAGAGTGCTTGTTGCTTGGTCAAGGTCAACATAACGTTGTAGAACAACGGTCTGACCAGGAATTGATTGGCGAGCTGGACGCTTATCTGCTACGGAACGAATTAGTGGTTCGGAGCGGAGAGCGAATTCGAGGAGGCGGTCATACGCCTTCTGTACTAGACCAGCGCCACCTACTGTTCCACCGAGAGAGGTAGAACCAGTCGAGGTATATGCATTTGGCATTTATTTAGTCTCCTATGACTATGAACGGATTATTGTTGTGATTGGAGGATAGACAATAGTTCTTCAGCTGAACCAGCTTGGCTCATCCGCTGTTCGATATCTAGTCCTCTATCAGGTGTCACAGCACCTTGCGTCAAGACATCTTGCTGGCGTAGCCGTGCAAGTTCTTGCTGATTTACAGGTGCTTCTTCTTGCTGTACCTTGATTCCGAACAAGTCTGCATTATCATCGAGCCAGTGAGATACCGACTCCTCGTTAACATCATCCAAGTCTTTCAATACAAGGCGTGCAGCTTTTTCGTTGACACCCTTCTTTGCTAGGACTTCTTTGACAACTCGCTCACGCTGCACCTTGGATAATGACTCAAGTTGCTCAGTGAGTTCCTTAATACGTTTTTCATCAGCACGCTTGGCTTTGCGTAACTTCTTTAACAAGTCGCTTCCATCGCCAGTATACTGTTCTTGTGTATCTAGGTCATCGTCTTCTTCATCCCAGTAGTTGTTGCTCATAGCAACCCACCCTTCTATTCGTTGTTAGTCGCAGGCCTCACATCTATTCGGGGAAATAGCGTGGCTCCTACTATCGGTCTGTTACGCTGGCGGGGCCGACGGGTCCGCTCAGGATTCTAGAATTGTCCTCTTTGTTGTGGTTGCGCCAGGCTACCGCGTGCCACTCCAGATTGACCAGAGAACTCAGCGACTTCTCGCTGTGTTAGACGCTCACGGCGTCGTTGTGCAGATGCAAGCTGGTTGAATACTTCTTGTTCAGCCTGACCTAAGTCGTATCCTTCCATCGTTGCACCATAAATCTGTGAAAGTTTTTCAGCTGTAGGTAGGATATCAGCAATTGTAGCATAGCCCTTTTGCGCCTGAGCTTGAGTAATACCTTGTGCTGCAAGTTGCTCTGCAACTCCAACGCCTGCTTCGATACCTTGAACTCTAGCTGCTGTTCCAATTTCTGCCGCAGCAATCTGACGTTGAATCTTTTGTAGCTGCTGATTCGGGTCAAGAACATATGCAACTAGGTCGGCCTGACCGATACCGTAGTAGTCTCTTAGCGTACGAGTAATTGCTGGGTCAGCATTCTGCACTCGTTGAACTGCCATAGATACTCTATCAGAAAGTTCAGCTGCTGAGATATCATTCTCGATAAATTGACGAACATAAGCATCATTATCAAACTGGCTCAAACCATATGAACGCAGTGTTTGACGATAAGCATCTTCTACACGGATATATTCTCCAGGTTGTAGAACTCTCAAGCCCTTCTTTAGTCTAGCATCATTAGCGGCAAAACGCATCTTGTATGCTTCGGACTGTCGAAGTTCTACCGCAAATTCAGAAGGGCTAACATCCCTTTGAATTAAGCCACGAAGTGGCTCTACTAGTGCGGCAAGACCCAAGGCATCCATCTCGGCATAAAGAACATCGAATGCTGATTGACGTTCTTTTAAATCTGCTGCAGCTTTAGCGGCTGCTGTATCTGTTGTAGATTTAGCACTAAGATTTGCAATAGTATTCTGAAGGCTAGCAATTAAAGCTAATAATTCAGTGCTTGAACTATTTGTATTTACGTTTGGTGTTTCGCCTGCGGGGAAATCTTCAAATGTATTGTCATCGTAATAAACACGCAAAATTCTAGAAGGTCCAGAACCAATCATTTCTCTGCGTGTTTCTTTTTTACCAGTAGAAACAACTTTGGTTGGTGTAACTGCAGGAGGTTTGATTAAACCTGTAATAGGGTCAATCGTTCCACCTGTTTGAGCGGCAACCATTCCGGCATTTCTTGCTGCGTCCAACTGTGCTTGTAGAGCTGTAGCACTATCTTCTTGTGCCTGCTTTAATGCCTCTGTTGCGGCTGTAGATGTTTGTTTTGATGCTGCAATACTAGCTTGAAGTTCGGCAAGGGCATTTGGATTATAGGTCGGTGCAGCACCCGCGGCCTGAGCCATACGACGTGCATTAGCAATACGTTTAGACTCAATAATGTCTTCTGGTGTAGCCATTATAGTACTCCCATGTCTGTTCCAACCTGATAGATAGCATCATATACAGATTTACGAGCGTTGTCCGTGTATTGCCATCGAGGGTCAAGCCTTAGCTCTTGCTCAAATTTCCAGATAGGCATTATAGCTGGCTTTCCATTTTCTGTATATTGCAAAGCTTTACGTAGGACTGGTTCATTCCAGTCAACAGCATCCGCATCTAACTCAAGGATATTAGCAAGGGATGACTTGTATGCTGAGCCAATTGAGTCAACTGATGTGCCATTTAGAATCTGGTCTGAGTACATAGGAAACGCACTTGCAGAGTCTTGACGAATCTTAGACTGAATATCATAGTATGTTGTTCTACCAGAAAACATTTCCTCTGACCAACGAGTATAATCGGCATCAGAATACTTGATACCAAATGCTCGGGCATAAGAACGTAAGTCAGCAACTGAAGCACCAGTTGAACCGCCAATTGTCTTCCCTTGGCTAAATGCTAAAGCCTTTATATCAATCTGGTTATCTGTGTCACCAGCTAGATACGCAGCCTCTAAGATTTCTTTTACTTTTGCATTATTCGGGTCTAACTTTATACCAGATGCAGTAAGGCGACGTACTTGTTTATCAATAAAGTTATTAAGTTCTATTGTATATACGCCGAACTGGCTAAGTTTTTTCTTTATTCTAGAGTCAGATACGCCTAATGTATTTTGGTAGTACTTGCTGGCCTGAAATGCAAGTTTAGCTCCAGCAATATCATTGTCTAGTAATAGGGCCCAGGCTTCCTTGAGCTTTGTATCATCTGGATACATATCAAGGAACTGCTTCATGAAGCCAAACGCTTTACCTGATGCTTCTGCTTCAGTTGCTAACTGCTCTGGAGTCTTGCTTGGGCGTCCATTTGGATACTTGGCATCAAAAGCATCTTGAGCTTTTATTCTAGCTGGCCCTAAAGGCATAGCCTTAATAGTAGCTAATTCGTCATCATAAGCTTGTTGCTCTGGTGTGTTTGCCACTAGTTTAGCTCCTCATCCATGATGAAAAATAATCTGTTGCTTCAAGACTCTTTGCCTCAAGCCAGTCAGCACTGTTCTTATATGCCTTCTCAATTTTAGATTGAATAAGGGTATCGCTAACTCCACCTGTTTGCTTTACTGTCTTCTTGCCAGTCTTAGCATCTACCGTTGTAGTTGTTGTAACGCCTTTAGAATACAGATTCTTGACGTCATTGAATATCTGATTAAGGATAGGGTCGTCATCCTTAGGTTCCTTTTGGATAAGATTGAAAACAAAAGTCTTTAGTTTTTCTTTAAGTTCAGCATCTCGTGGAACTTCAATATAAGTAGTTACATCTGGCTTCTTGCCACCAGCTTTAGTAATACTCATATTTAGGATATCCATCGGTGTAAACTTAGGTCCACGGCCAGCATTGTATAGGTTAGCTGACTGCTGTACTACGCTCTGCCATGTAGCAAATCCATCTAATTGCGTAGCATCTGACTTGCCAGCAGCGATTAGAGCGCTCATCACCTTATTCTGAATTGTCTTATCATCCCAGTAGGAATTGATAACCGTATTGGCTAGTTCAACCTTTGGTTTATTTATGGTAACTTGTTTGCCTCGGATTGCCATCTTAGATGGCGTTTCACCCTGGTATACAAACAGTCCAGCGCCGACTCCACCCACATTGAAAGCTTCTGGGCTAATAGCTATGCCCATATTCTTTATCTCGTTCATAATCTTATCGTCGACTTGGAACGGCAATGTTGGAGTATAGTTTCCTTCAGCTACATCTTTTTTAGTTTTCTTTTCAGTTTCTTTCTTACTTATTTCACCAGTAAGGCGCTTTACCTCAGCATCAGCTTCATTGAATGCTTTCTGAGCAATACCAATAGCGGGAGTAGAAGTAAGTCCCTGTTGTTTAGCTCTATACTTAGCGTCCTTAAGGGCAGCGCTAGCTCTGTCGCGGAGCTTCTTCTTCTCTTCTAATTGTTCTTTTAGGGTTGCCATTGTCACATTCCGCTATCTAGGTATTTGTCAAATATCATATCTCTTGATAGATATCTATCGTATATGTCAGCAAACTCTACGTCGCCCCGCTTGAGTTGGGAGACATAGAAATCAAACATCAAACGCAGGTCAGCATTTGCCTTAGCATCAATGCTCTGTATTGCACGTCCCTTTAGCTTCGCAGCAAACTCGTCACGAATCTTTAGGTATAGAGCAACTGATTTCCATGTTGGGTCCTCAGCATTGTCACTCATGAACTTCTCATTGTCAACAATGCGGCGAAGACCAATAATGGTTTTAGCAGTCTTTAAACCATCAACATCCTTGTAGTCTTGGTACCAGGCTGATGGGACTCCAGTTTTTTCACCAGTGACTGGGTCAATTTCAGATGATAGCGACTCAATAACTGCAGACTTTATGGCCTTCAAGTCTCCTGCACCATCTTGTTCATATGACGTCAATCCGCGCTTCTGTAGTTCTAAGTCTAAAAGTGCTGTAACCTTACGGTATTTAGCCCAACCTTCACGAGCCTGATTCTGACGGAAGGCTTCTTGTGGTGTTTGTTTTCCACGGAACTTCTCTGGTGTGCCAGGGGAGATAGAAGTCTCTGACTGCCACCAGTATGCAGTAGGGTTGTACTTAGCTGAGCCACTGCCACGAGTGATGAGTCCTACTAGAGTTGTATCATATGCGGATACTTCTGCAACTAAATCGCTATAGCGTTTAGCATTCTGGACATCATCCATTGTGGCACGAGAGCCAGTAGGATTCTTAGATAACGTTGTTGCAAACGAGAAGTATTCTGGATAGTCCTCAAGGAACTTAGCGTCAGCTCCTAGGCCATACTGTTCTGAGTATTGGCGCCATTTATCCATATAGAAACGATAAGGACTATCAAACTGTGGGGCAAAAGGTAGCAATAGGGACGCTGCTGTACGCATATTGTAGTAAGCATTTGTCTTCTCTACAACTTCACGCTCAGTTAGATAGCGTCGTCCTTCTTCTCTAGCCTTCTGTTGTTCTGTTAACCAGATAAGCTGGAACATCTTAGCATAGTCAGAGCTATTCTGACCCTCAACTTTTTCCCATTGACGGCGTAGCCATGTAGGAGCAAACTGTTTGATAGAAGCATCTGGTCCATATGGGAATGCAAAACCAATAACTTCAGCTAGTTCTGGCTTCAACTTCATGACGTTAGCCACAGGGATAGCACGAAGCGGACCTAGGTTTACACCAAATGGATTACCCTGGAAGGCTACATCTAGGCTTCGCTTACTGATTCCAATTCTATCCAGAGAGGATAGTCCCTCTCCAATGATAGGAAGCTTCTTAAATACTGTTGGAACCTGCAGCCACATTGTATCATCAGGATTATACGCCTGCATTGGTGGTACTGGTTCGCCATTCTCATCAACTACTAGGCCCATACGGTTAGGTGCATTCCATAATAGGGATGCACGATAGGCAATCTGTGGATTCTCAGCACCAATCTTGAGCCATACTTTGATAGCATTCTCTTGAGCGGAGAAGAATGGCATGAAGAATCGTAGGGCATATGCCGCATTGGAGCGGCGCTCTACGTTGTAAAGAATACCTTTTACACCCTTAAGTGCATCCTGACGGGCTGACTTTTCTAGAGCATATTGGATATTATCAAACTCTTCACGAGTTAATGCCCTACCCTTGAGCTGCTCTACAGTACCAATACGACGAGCAACGCTCTTACGGTATAAATCTATGAATAGTGGATGACGTGCCCAAGCATCTTCAGGCATTGTTGCTAGCCATTTGAATGATTCATTGATGACTTGGCGTGCAACGCCTACGCTTTTCAGGTTTAGATTCTCATCAATAAGATGTCCATGTACTACTGGAAGAGCATCTGGGTCCATTACGGACTTACGCAAGAACTCTTCTGATACCTTAGCACCAGTTCCAGTTGGTCCACCAAATAGCAGTTCCTCACGAATACCATAGCCATCAGGGATGTAGTTATCGACAAAGCCCTTTACTGTGCTTACGTAGTCAAGTGTATCAGTACGTGCAAGGTTTAATCTAGAGCGAAGTCCTGCTTCATTCTCTAACCACTTAGCTACGTCCTCAGTTCTCTCGCCAGCGATAAGACGGCGGGCGATTGCTGAGTTCATGAAATCTTCGTTGATGGCTTTAGACCATGCCTGGTAGTATTGTGGGTCTTCTGGGCGTACAGCACCACGGCTCTTTGATAGGATTCTATTGCCATATAGGGCTGAGTAATCCTGTAGTAATGAACGGAATGTTGTATCAGAAGATGACAATTCACGGAATAGTTCGCCATTAGGGCTACCAAATGCGTCGTTTACTGTGTAAACAATGCCATCTGCGCCATTGATTGTAGAGGCAATATCGAGCGCCCCCTCACCTTGTCTAAACTTCTTAGAAGGTATGGCAATCTTCTCTAGTTCAGATAGATATCTGTTCTGGCCATTATAGACAACCATCTGTGTCTTGAGTTCTTGGCTAAGAGCTGCTACCTTACCAGCGAGTTCAGCATTTTCTGGCTCAAGTGCTAGCTTCTCGTCAAGCTTCTTAAGGGCATTAGTCTTATCAGTAATATCCTTGCCCAAAGATTGTAGATTTCTGCGAACATCGTTCGGATTTGGACGTTGCTTCATGGTGAATCTATCAACTAAACGTGACTTATTAGCATAATCTGCCACGTTATTCATAAGATTGCGGCTGCCTGGGCCTAGATGGCGCAATGAAGCCATGGCACCTACGGTTGCCCAGATACGAAGCTGTGAATCTACGGCGTTACGGATAGGATAACCTAGGCGAAGTAGCACGGAAGCCTTCCATAAGTCAGATACTGACTCTTGGATGTCTGTTGCTCGTCCAGAAAGCCTACGAATTACTGATGCATTAGCACCTAGTACTCGGTCAATCTCATCAAAGTTAGCTATAGGTAGGAAGTTTGCTGTCTGAGACTCTAATAGCGGAACCTTTATCATGCGATTCTCTATAGCGTCCCACAAAAATCCTTCTTCACGAAGCTCTCTTACCTTACCAGAGCGAGCACGTTCATGGAATAGGTATAATTCTTCAGCATCATTTACAGATATGTTGTGCTTTCCAGCTACAGCTCTATATCCTTGACGCTCTAATTCATTTACTACAGCACCGCGTGCTTCTGGTGAGGCTGCCGCTGCATACCGCGTAACATACTGAGCTGCTGCAGCTTCTGTCATTAGTCCTTTACGACGAAGACGCTCAACAGTTGCTGTAATTTCACGGATGGATTCACCATCATTGAGGTTTACCATGCCGCTAGGGCGTTCACGTTGCGTCCATTGTACAACAGAGTACATTCTGTGGAATGCTGTTGGTTGATACATTGTGATTTTAGCATCACCTACAGCGCGGTTGTAGTATGGAACTGTACGAGCAGTGGCTAAGAATTTTCCTGTAGCAACGCTTCCTCGTCCAACACCACGAGTTGCAGGGGCTTCTTCAGCAATCTTTGATAACTGACCGAAGTATCTATCATGTTCAGCCCAGGCTGCAATATAGTCTCTATCAGCTTGAATCTCATCTGGCGTACGCATCAAGAATGACAACATGTCCTCTTGCTGACCCTCAAGCATTCTCTGTTCTTCACGAAGAAGAATCTTTAGCGAGGAACGGTCAAGTTCACCCGTTGCAATGCGTAGTGGTGTCGCTAAGTCTGGGCGGCGTAGTTCTTCTAGACGCTTGATACCTGAATCATCGCCAAGGATAGCAAGCATTGTATCCATAGCTTCTTCTTTTGTGCGGGTCTGACCAAGAAGGTAAGCAACATCTGTTTCATTATTAGTTGCTTTTACCCAAGGGTGAGCTGCTGCCCACATTGCGTCATTGTTTGCAAAATCTTCAGCAAGCTTTAGATACTCATTTACTTCATCACCTGTGCGTACGGCACGAATCTTTTGAATTGCCTCAAAGGCATCATCGACTGAGCGGACAGCCTTGATTGCTTTACCAGCAACTAGTGTAGGGTCTCCAGCAAACTGTGCTATTGTATCAAGTGAACCAGATACAATACGACCAAAAACATTTTTAGAAAAAGCTTCTTTGCGCTTCTTCTCATCGTAGATATCAAAGTCGCTGTCTAGGAACTCTGGGGTAATCTGGTCAGGTAATAGTTTTAGCGGAGATAACAACGACGCTGCCGCAGACTGACCAATTGAAATCTGATTTCTTGCATTCCATGCACGCTTCAATCCATCAGCAGTAATCATTCCAGGCTCATTTGCTGCTAGGAATGCCGCGCTTAGTGGCTCACGTATAATATTCTGAGCTGTCTTATCAACAGCAGCAATAATACCACCAACGGGACGTGCTAAATTTTTACCAAAGTCTATACCAGCTTGGCGAATGGTGCTATAGAATCCATTGAATTCTTGTCTGTCGTTGAATGGAGCCGTACCAATATCCCATAAAAACTTAGCTGGAGATACGACAGCAAGGCCGACATCGCCAACCCAGTCTGCTGTACCTTTAGCAAGTTTACCTATACGGTTCCAAATCTCCATTAAATAGCCCTCATAAGGGTATTGAGAATTTGACGAGTATCTTCTGATGTATCACTACGTCCAGAGATGTAAGCAAGGATTGGATAGTAAGCTTGTATATTGTTTTTAAACTTAGTATCTCCAGCTCCACCACCTGGCAATGTTAGGGCCTCAGGTCCCGGTGTCTGCATGCCAACTGGATTTGCAAGCGAGCCTGTTGTAATGTCTTCAGCTTCACGAAGTGATGGGT